GGCTGGGGATTGGATACTTCAGTGCCAAGGAGAACAACCATGACGCCTGACCCGTTCTGCCAGCACGGCCACGTCACGACGGAGGTTAGCTGTGGATATCTCGCTGACACGCGCAAATACCTCGCCGAGATACGGATAACGTGCGTCATGTGCGGCAAACCGTTTCAGTTCGTCGGCCCATTCACGACGGAGCAGGACGGATTTGAGTTGCACGCGGTCTTGGAGCCGGAGAGGAACAAGCTGAAATTGATGGACCAACCATGAGCCCGCAAATCGTGACCAAAGGAGAACCCCAATGACCTTCGCCGAGTACCAAGACGCCTGCCACGAAACCGCCATCTACCCAGGCGAAGTCGCACTGGCCTACCTGTCGCTAGGTCTGGCCGGAGAGGCGGGAGAACTGGCCAACAAGGTGAAGAAAATCTACCGCGACCACGGCGGGCAAATCAGCGCTGGCGTTCCGGCAGACCTGGCAAGCGAAGTCGGTGACTGCCTCTGGTATCTGGCCGAACTGGCCCGCCATCTTGGCTACACGCTGGAAGAGGTCGCCGCTTGGAACATCGCGAAGCTGCGCCAGCGTGCTCAGGCCGGTACGCTGCACGGCAGCGGGGACCAGAGGTGAGCCTCCACGCCTCGTCCACGGTCGCCGTGCCATCCAAGAGAAACGCGATCAGGCGCAAGTCGTTCATGTGAACAGGGAGAGGCAAACCGGGTGCCAGGTTCGATCGTCAGGGGGTTCCCAGACGTGGCGTATGGGCTACGATGCGGGCAAATGACCATGGCGAGGGGGATCTCTTGGCAAAAAACGAACTGGCAAGTGGATTGCGGCCATCTTGCCAGTTCCGAACATAACCACCTATTTGGGAGGCGGGCATGTCTGAAGTCAATTTTAGAGAAGAGACTTGGCGTCCGATTCATGGATACGAGGGATTTTACGAGGTAAGCGACAAAGGAAGAGTTCGCTCGTTGCCAAGACGGGCGATGGTTCGAGGCGGCGCAACGCGATCAGTAGCAGGGATCGTCATGACCCTGACCAAGCGGGAAGACGGATACCTAGCGGTATCTCTTTATCGCGACAACAAAAGCGAAAGCTTCTTGGCTCACCGGCTTGTGGCTTCTGCGTTTATGGGCCATCTAGGTGATGGCCAAGAAGTGAATCACAAGGACGGAGACAAGGGAAACAATTCGACGAGCAACCTTGAAATAGTAAGTCGTCAGCAGAATATCGATCATGCGGTAGCGTCCGGGCTGATAGACAACAAGGGCGAGAGAAATGCTGGTGCTTCGATAAGCGAGGATCTTGTGAGGCAAATTCTGGCTGACCATGCCGCAGGGCTTGGGTACAAGAAATTGTCCAAAAAATATGGTGTTTCATGGGGATTGGCCAGAAACGTAGCAGCAAGAAGAACGTGGCGTCACGTAGTGATTCCCTCCGCCTCGTCTACATGAAGCCAGCCGACCTGAAGGACAACGTTTTCAACTGGCGCCGGCATCCGCAAGCGCAACTCTCCGCCCTCGAAGGCATCCTGTCGGAAGTCGGCTGGGCCGGGGCCTGCCTCTACAACGAGCGGACCAAGCGGCTGATCGACGGCCACGCCCGCAAGAAGGTCGCGCTCGAGCAGGGCACGACCAAGGTGCCGGTCCTCGTTGGCGACTGGACCGAGGAGCAGGAACGCAAGATCCTGGCCACGCTGGACCCGCTCGCAGCCATGGCCGATGCGGACCACGACGCCCTGCGCAGCCTGCTCGAAGGCATTGAGACGGAGAGCACCGCAGTCCGCGAGATGCTGGACGGGCTGGCAGCGCATGGGCCGGTGGTGCTGCCGGAGCCGGGTGCTGGCGGAGACGACTTCGACGCGGACAAGGCGGCGGAGGGGCCGTGCAGGGTGCAGGCGGGGGATCTGTGGCTGATTGACGGGGGGAAGCATCGGCTGGTGTGCGGTGATTCGACGAAGACGGAGGATGTGTCGAAGCTGATGGACGGGCAGGTTGCCGATCTCTGCTTCACGTCGCCGCCCTACGGCCAGCAGCGCGATTACGGCGCAGCGAAAGAGTATGTACAGGACTGGTTCGCGCTGATGTGCGGGGTGTTCGCAAACCTGCCCATGGCTGACGACGGGCAGGTGCTGGTCAATCTGGGGTTGATTCATCGGGACGGCGAGTGGATTCCTTATTGGGACCCGTGGATTGAGTGGATGCGGCAGCAGGGATGGCGGCGTTTCGGGTGGTATGTGTGGGATCAGGGGAGTGGGCTGTGCGGCGATTGGAATGGACGGCTGGCACCTTCGCATGAGTTCGTCTTTCACTTCAACCGTCAGCCAGTAACGCCACAGAAGTTCGTCGAGAAGAAGCCGGAAAGCATCACCCTAGCGGTCGGCACCTTCCGCCAGAAGGACGGCCAGACTCGGGCGAAGACATCGCCCGAGTCTGGCCTACAGACACACAAGATTCCGGACTCGGTGGTGCGAATAACTCGTCAAGTCGGCTCGGACGGCCACCCGGCTCAGTTCCCGGTGGAGTTCCCCGCATTCGCCATGCAATGCTGGCCCGGCCTCGCCTACGAGCCCTTCTGCGGTTCCGGCACGAGCATCATCGCTGCCCACCGCACGGGCAATCGCTGCTTCGGAATGGAGCTTGACCCCAAGTATGTCGAGGTCTGCCTTCGCAGGGCGGAAGCCGAAGGCCTCAGCGTCCAGAAGGCCAGGTGACCCATGGCCAAAGCCGGACGCAAACACATGGGGGAATCCAAGGCGAGTGTACGTCGCATCGAAGCCAAAGAGAAGCAGTTCAAGGCTTTAGAGCTGCGGCGCGGCGGGGCGGACTACCGGCAGATCGCGAACGCCCTGGGCTACGCGCATCCCTCGGGAGCGCACAAGGCCGTCATGTCGGCCATGCACGAGGTGATCCGCGAGCCGGCCGAGGAGGTCCGCAAGATCGAGCTGGACCGGCTGGACAAGCTGCTTCTGAGCGTCTGGAACAGGGCAACGTCCGGGGACATGGAGGCCTTCGACCGCGTGATGAAGGTCATGGCCATGCGAGCGCGGCTGGAAGGCATCAACGCACCCGAGAAGATCGCCCCGACCACCCCGGACGGCCAGGCGCTGTTCGACTGGTCCCTGCTGGCCAAACACATGGAGCAGGCAGCTCCTGACACGATCAGCGAAGAGATCGAACGCCACTTACGGAAGGAACCGACCGATGGGGGAGAAGACCCAGCTTGACCAGGGCATCGTCGTGGTCATCGACCGCGACCAGGACGTGATGCTCGTCCGCAACCTGTCCCTGCGGCCCGTCAAGCTGAGGGTGCAGGGCGAGCCGGTGGGCATCCTGCCCTCCGAGCCCCTGTCGGGATTTCCAGGGCTGGTCTTGCGCGGACTGGTGCGCAAGTTCAAGCAACTGGGTCGCTAGGACCACCAAACGCACGCAAGGAAAGCGGGCCATGTCAGACTTCGCACTTCCCGAGCCGGACACGTTCGGCAACCGCTGGCTGGAGGACGTTGGCCGGCCTCCGGTCATCTTCCCCGAGAAGGTCATGGCCTCGGTCAACGGCCACCAGAGCCCAGTGCCCACCGGGCGCTTCTGGGTGCTGGTGACCGACCAGGGTCAGGCTCCGGGCTTTCTGGCCGATTCCTGGGGGAGACGCCGGTTCTTCGACTGCCCCGCCCGCGCCCTCATGGCGCTGCGGACCCATCTTGGCACCGACCGCGTGCTGTCGAACCACGACCTACTGTGAGGGGGCACTCATGGACACGAACGGACAATTACGCGCGCCGGCAGACCGGCTGACCAGCGCCCTGGACGCCCTGGAAGCCATCGCCAGCAACGTCGCTTCGACGGACCATGACCGCATCGAGGCGGCCCGGTCGCTCCTGGACTGGCAGCGCAGCCGGGAAAACATGGACCTCATGCAGGAGCAACTGCGCGAGGGGCTGGACGATCTGAGCAACCGCATGACCGCCATGGAGGCGGCGCTGGAAGCACCCGAAGACGAGGAACCGTGGCGTGGCGCGTAGTTCCGAAGCTGCTGCGATGATCGACCGGCTCCGCGGCGACCCCCTGGCGTTCGCCAAGGCGTTCTGGCCGGCGCTGGACCTGTACGACAAGCAGCGCGATATTTACTACTCGGTCGAGTACAACGGCGAGACGAACGTCTACAGCCCCAACATGGCCGGCAAGGACAAGATCGCCGCCCTGTGCTGCCTGCGTGGAATCATTTGCCACCAGGAAGCCCGTATCATCACCACCTCGGTTAGCGAAGATCACTTGCGAGTGTTGTGGGGCGAGATTGACCACTATATCGAGACTTCCGCGATCCCGCTGGACTCGAAGAAAGGTGGGCCTCTAATTCGGAGGCACCAGGAGATCAGACCGAGGCCTGATCTGGGCTATTCCGTGAAGTCCTACCTCATTGGCAAGGTCAGCAAGAAGGGCGAGGGTATGGCCGGTCATCACGCCGCCTGGGGTATGGCGGTGATCGACGAGGCCTCCGGCGTGGACGATCAGGTTTGGACCTTCGCCGAGGGCTGGGCGAAAAAGATCTTCGCGTTTGGCAACCCGCACGAGTGCCAGAACCGCTACCGCCGCGCCTTCAAGGACGGCGACATCCCGATCGAGGGCGAGCGCGTGCGCTGGTGGGACGGCAGCTACCGCCAGCGCTACCACCGGCTCAATATCCGCCTGCGTGCCGAGGACACCCCCAACGTCAAGCTGGCTTTGGCGGAGATCGCCGCCGGCCGCGAACCCTCCAACCGCGTGCTAGTCCCCGGCGTGCTGCGCTACCGCGACGGACTCAAGGGGTACGAGTACCGCCGCAAGCACTGGGACGCCGTGCGCCAGTGCGTGGGCCTGGACGGGGCGTTCTACGAAGGGGCAGAAGCCTTGTTGTTCCCGCCGGCCTGGCTGAACCGCGCCGAGGCGGTGGCCGAGCGGGTCAAGGGCATGCGCCGCGCCGCCCGCGGGCTGGGACTGGACCCTGGCGAGGGCGGCGACTTCACGGCGTGGTGCGTGGTGGACGAGCACGGGATTATCGAACTGGTGTCGATGCAGACCCCGAACACCGCCGTCATCGAGGGCATCACCCGCGACCTGATGCGCAAGTACAACCTGTCCCCCGATCAGGTCTGCGTGGACCGTGGCGGTGGTGGCAAGCAACTGGTGGACCGCATGAACACCGATCCGGTGACTGGTCAGCAGCGGCACCGCACGCAGTGGGTCAGGACGGTGGGCTTCGGGGAAGCGCCGACCCTGGAGCCGCGCGCGGGCAAGACTCCGCTCCGGGACGTGATCGACAACCGCACCGACCGGGGGGCCTACGTCAACCGCCGCGCCGAGATGTACGGCGAACTGCGCGGGCTGCTCGAACCTCCTGCCGAGGGTGAGGAACGCGGTTTCGGCATCCCGGCGGACCTGACCGAACTGCGCCGGCAACTGGCTCCGATCCCCCTGTGGCGGGACGGCGAGGGGCGGCTGATGCTGCCCCCCAAGCAGCGGCGCGGCAACGCGACGGCGGGCGACCGCACGGTGACCCTGGATCAACTGATCGGGCGCAGCCCCGACGAGGCGGACGCGCTGGTGCTGGCGGTGCATGCGATGCTGCACCGGCCGACGCAGCGGGTGGGTGGGATCGTGTTTTGACGAGAAGAGGCCCAACATGACGACCGAGAACGGAACGAACGGCAACCAGTTCAGCGCCTTCGCTCCCAAGCAGAATCCGCAGCCCGACCGCCGCCTGCTGGAAGCGTGGACCGGCCTGCGCGCCAACGCCTACTCGATCTCGCGCGAGTTCTTCAAGAACCTCATCGACCCGCGCCGCAACATCGAGGACGAATGCGGCTACCCCGGCGCGCGCGACTCGATCCCCGCCCAGGTCTACCAGGACCTCTACGACCGCGAACCCATCCCCGCCCGCGTGGTCGATGTCTACCCGCGCGAATGCTGGCAGACCACCCCGTCCGTGTTCGAGAAAGAAGCCGGCGGCGAGACACCGTTTGACCAGGCCATGCGGGAACTGGGGCAATCTCTCCGGGGCGAGGCGTGCTGGTTTCAGGACGAGGAAGGGTCTCCCGTCTGGGACTACCTCAAGCGCGCCGACATCCTTTCGGGCATCGGCAGGTTCGGCATCCTCCTCCTGGGGCTGGATGACGGCATGCCCCTGGATCAGCCCGTGGCGACGGTCGCAGGGGAAAAGTCTCCGCCCGCCGCCAACGTGGTGCGGGTGACAGCCAACGGCCGCAAGGTCCAGCGCAAGCTGCGCCGGCAGGCGCTGACCCTGAACCAGCTGGTGGCGCTGGAACGTCCTGGCAACTGCACGTTCAGCCGCGTGGCGGTCAAGGAGCAAACCAAAAACGGCGAGACGGTCGAACGCGAGATCGTTTCCAACGCCGACGCTGCCGCCGCCACCAAGAAGCTCAAATCCGCCTGCGAGCGCTGGTCCAGGGGACTGACCGCCAACGATACCGAGCCGTCCCCGAACCAAGGGCTCGGCCGGCAGACTCCGGGCGACGACGACTGGACGATGGAGCAGTATGCCAAGGTCGGCACCGAGGCCCTGTACCAGACCACCGGCTTCGCTCCCGAAGCGCCGAACGGCAAGCAGTCGAAGGGTCCGCGGCTCTTGTTCTTGCGCGTGTTCCCCGAGGCGATGGTGCAGATCGTCCAGTACGAGTCGAACGTCCGCAGCCCCAGGTTCGGTCAGCCGGTCCGCTACTCGGTGACGCTGAACGACCCGCGTGACCAGCACGCCGGCATCGGCCTGCCCACGGCCACGGTCTACGTCCACTGGACGCGCGTCATCCACATCGCGGAGGTGACCGACACGTCGGGGGAAGTGTGCGGCGTGCCCAGGATGCGGCCGGTGCTGAACCGGCTCATCGACCTGCGCAAACTCTACGGCGGGTCGGCGGAGATGTACTGGCGCGGAGCGTTCCCCGGCGTCGTGGCCGAGACGCAGCCCAACGCCGGGGACGTGAACATCGACTGGTCCGACCTGCGCAACCAGCTGGAAAACTGGACGCACAGCATGCAGCGCGTCCTCGGGGCGGCGGGGGTGTCCTTCCGCATGCTGAACCCCACCGTGGTGGACCCGTCCCCCCAGATAGGCACCCAGCTCGAAGCGATTTGCATCAAGCTCGGCATCCCCAAGCGCATCTTCATGGGTTCGGAGCGTGGGGAACTGGCCTCGGGCCAGGACGATTCGGCCTGGAACGACCGCCTGCGCGAGCGGCGCGACGGCTACATCACGCCCCGGATCATCGTGCCCTTCGTGGACCGGCTGATCGCTGTCGGGGTCCTGCCCACGCCCCAGGGGTACTCGGTCGAGTGGTCGGACCTCGAATCGCTGTCGGACCAGGACCGCGCCAACGTGGCCAACACCAGGATGGGAGTGGTCGCGCAGTACATCGCGTCGGGAGCGGAGGCGATGGTCAGCCCGCGCAAGTTCTGGACCGAGTTCATGGACATGGACGAGGAGAAGGCCGACGCCATGCTGGCCGAGTCCCAGGGCGGCGACCCGCAGACCGTGGGGGCGCTCGAGGCCCGCATCAAACTGCGTCAGGCCGAGGCCGAGGCGATGCAGGCCGAGATCGCCGCCGAGACGGCCCAGCAAGAAGCGCAAGCCGCCGCCGAGGCCGCCGCCAATCCCGAACCCCCTCCCCCCGACCCGGTCGCCGAGGCAGAAGCCGAGAAGGCCCGCCTGGCGGTCGAAGCGGCACAACTGGCCGTGGACCTGGCCCGCGAAAAGGCCAAGATCGCCCGCCAGCAGTCGAAGCAGGCCAGCGCCAAGACCGACCAGGAGAGCATCGCCGCCGAGCAGCAGAGGGACCAGCTCGACGCCCAGCGCGAGACCGCCCAGCGCCAGCGCGAACGGGAGCAGGAGCAGCAGGCTCCCCCGGAACGCGCCGTCCGCAAACTGGCCGGCGGGGGACGGACGCTGGCGGACCTCCTGGCCGAGCCCGACGACCTGCTCGCGTCGAACATCGCCCTGAACGAGTCCTATTTCGCGACCTGTCAGCGCGGCCCGGACGGCAAGTGCCTCCCCAAGGGCGAGGCGGGCGCAGCCGGTGGTGGCGGCCCAGGCACCGAGAGCGCCGAACCGCTGCCGCTGGCTGGCTGGACGGACGACGCGGACCTGGCCTCGGCCTACGACGAGGCGCGCACCGCGGCCAAGCTCGACAAGCCCGATTCGTGGTTCGAGCAGCGCTACGACGAACGCACGGCCACCGAGATCGCCGAGGCACGCCGGGTCGCTGCCGAGATGGGTCTGTCGCAGATGCCCGACGAGGAACTGGCGCAAACCTACGCCCTGGAAAAGTCCGCCCTGCGCAAGCTGGCCAGCGGGCTCAAACGCGCCATGAAAAAAACCTCCCCCGGCGCTTTCCAAAGGCTGGGTCGCGGAGACGTGTTCACTTTGGCGGCATGGTCCAAGGCCCATCCCGAACATGCCGAGGCGGCGGAGGAACTGTGGTCGGTGGGGCGGCGGGTCCTGGCCTGCGAGGCGGAGCGAGGCCTGCGCGCCGAGGCGGCGGCGGTGGCCGGAGAGATCAAGACGGCACGAGAGAGCGAGCGCAAGACGGTGGCGAACGTGGATGTGCGGTCCCGCCGCATGGCAGCGGCGCTGGCGCGGTACCGCAAGTACCTGAGGAGCTGACATGCCGGATGTCATGGTGAAAGGAAACGCCTCGCGCAGCGGCTGGGACGGGACGGTCGGGCTATCGCGGCGGCACAACCGCAAGCCCGCCCGGCGCGGCGTCGAGGAACGTAACAAACTGGCCGCCGACAACGCCAGGCTCGTCTGGGGAGTGGCGCTGTCCATGAAGCGGCGCGGCCAGGTCCAGCACCTCCCCCTGGAGGACGCCGTGGGGGCGGGCTGGTTTGGATTGTTGCGGGCGGCGGAGTTGTGGGACCCGACCATCGCCCGCTTCTCGACCTACGCCACGCAATGGATCAACCAGTTCATCTGGCGCGAGGCGACCGGCCGTGCCCAGCGTGATCTTGGCATGTCGCTGGACCGTCCCTCGGGAGAGACGGGCTGCACGATCGCGATGTCGCTGGAAGACTATCGCCCCGGCGAGACGCACCCGGACAAGATCGACGCGGACAGCGTGCTGGCCCGGCTCATGGCCCCGCTGGCGGCCCAGGACCGGCAAGCGATCACGCTGCACATCGTGCGCGGCATGTCGCTCAAGGAGACGGGCGAGATCATGGGCGGGGTATCGCGCGAGCGCGCCCGCCAGTGCGTCGAGCGCGGTCTGGCCCGCATGCGCACGGAGGCGCGGCTGCGCGGGATTCGCTGGGATGGGAGAGCACCGCTCAAGGAGCCGGCATGAAGTTCGTCGAGAACCCGCTGCGTTCCAAGGCCCAGCGCCGCTTTCTGTGGGCCACCGACCCCGAACTGGCGCGCAAGTTCGAGGACGAGACTCCCGAGGGCACGAAACTGCCCGAGAGAAAGCGCAAGGCCGTGGCCAAGGCGGCGCGCCACGGCAAGCGGCTGTGGAGGCAAGGATGACCGCGAGGCAATGGCAGCCCATGGTGGACGACTACCGCGAGATGTGGACCGAGGCGGCGCGGGCGCGGGCATGGTGGCGGGCGCGCTACGAGCAGCAGTGCCGCACCAGCGACCGGCTCACGGTGGTCGCTGTGGCGGGCTGGGCCATGGCGGCCATGCTGCTGGCGGCGGCGATCGGAGGGAAGATGGATGCCACGCGCGAAATGCGCCAACCGGATGAAGCTGTCCGACCGGCGCGCCTGGGCGTCGCTGCTGGACCGCTGGAACGCCCTGCTCTGCCCCGACTGCCGGGAGTTCCATGATGTCTGCGACTGTCATCCGGCCGACGCTATCCCGCCTGGACCCGCAGCGATTGACCACGCTGCGCCGGGGCACGGTCGCCAAGCTCGTGACGGCAAGCGGCGACGCGCGAGCTAAGGCGCTGTTCGACGGCGTCCTGCGCAGCTACGCCACCGGACTGGCCCGCGCCTGGGACGACCTGCACCGCCCTGCCCTGGCTGCCGCTCGCCATCCCGCCCAGAAGATCGCCCTGGCCGCCGTCAAGGCATCCGCCATTCGCAAGGCCGCAGTGGAGCGGGCGGTACGAGCGGGCTATCGCGAACTGACCGCGAACAGCCTGGTCGAGGCGGTGCTGGGGTACCTGCGGGCACTGGACCTGACGACGATCGCGGGCATCACGGCTTCGATGTCGGCGCAGATCGTGGAGGCGCTGTACACCGGGGTGGAGATGGCGCGATCGCTGGTGGACATGATCAGCGAGATCGTGCGCTGGACCGGCTTGACCCGGCAGCGTGCCACCGTGATCGCCGAGACGGAACTGTCGCGCGCCTACGCCGAGGGGCAGCTGGACATCTACCAGGAAGAGCGTCCGCTCGTGCAGGTGACGGCGCTCGTGGAGTACCAGGACGCCCGCGACGATCGCGTGTGCCCCTTGTGCGCCGGGTTGCACGGCCGCATCTTCACGGTCGAACAGGCGCGCGGCGTCATTCCCAGACACCCAAGGTGCCGTTGCAGTTGGGCGGCTGTGTCTCCCAATCGCTTGCCAGGAAGCGAGCGCTTGCCGCGACTGCCGGGGATGCCTTGATGGCCAAGCGCAAGGACTCGAAACAGGAGCGCAAGGACATGCGAGCCGCCGAGGACGTTGTCGATCTATCCGACCTGCAATTCACCCCTGCCCAGCAGCGCATCGTCGATCTCATGGCCGATGGCCTGCCGCACACCAAGGAAGAACTGCGGCGCACGCTGTGGGACGATCTGGCGTCAACGGTGACCGCGCAGGTCCACCTCTGCCACATCAGGAAGAAGCTGCGCACAGCGGGCTGCGATGTGCTGATTCAGTACCTGGGCAACCGCCTTCACTACCGCCTGGTCGCCTATCTGGCGCCGCAAAATCTGGCCGATTTACGCGGCTAAAACCATGGTTTAACGTTGGTTGCGCGGGGGTTTAGAGCCTCCCATTTCGCCGTTACGTTGACGGCATGCGACACCTGCGCGCGCTCGCTGTCAACGACTCGATCCTGGGTAAAGTGCGCCGCGAGACCGTGCGCGGCCGCGATTATATCGTGGCCCCGATCGTGATGATCAAGGGCGACACGGTACTTTCTGGATCGAAGGGCGCGCTCTATTACCCCAAGTCCGAAGTCTCGCGCGACCCTCACGTCTGGAACGGCACTCCGGTTCTTCTGAACCATCCGATGACCCCCGATGGCCGGCACATCAGCGGCCAGGACCCGCGCGTGCTCGAGCGCCAGCAAATCGGCTGGGTGTTCAACGCGCGAGCCGAGGGGGGCGACCTCAAGGGCGAAGCGTGGTTCGACGTGGCCTGGTGCGAAGACCTCGACCGCCGCGTGCTGATCTCGCTCAACGAAGGCCGACCGATCGAGCTGTCCACCGGGCTGTTCACGGACGACGAACCCCAGCGTGGCCACGCGGCCAACGGCCGCAGCTACGACTTCATCGCCCGCAACTACCGCCCGGACCATCTGGCGATCTTGCTCGGGCAAACCGGGGCGTGCTCGGTCGCCGATGGGTGCGGCGTGCTCGTCAACGCCGAGCGGCGACGCGACATCTGGGCGCGGCTGGGCGAGGCGCTAGGGGTGACGGGGAATGCCTTCGACGAGGCCGAGTTCGACTCCTGGGCCGACAAGTGGCGGCTCAAGGGCGACGACCGCGCCAAGGCTCGCCGCGCTGCTGGTGGCGAACCGCCGCCGCGCGCCTACGAGCGTGTCGAGGACATCGACCCGCCGCAGCAAGCGCTCGAGAAAGCGGCCAAGTCCCAGAAGGCGCAACTCCGTCCCGAACTGATCAAGAGTGGCAAGCAGGCGGCCTCCGAACGTGCCGCCAAGCTGAAGGCGGAGCAAGCCGCCGCCCAGAAAAAGGCGAAGGCCGCGCTTAAGAAGCCCGTCCTCAAGAAGAACGCCTTCGAGCGCCTGATCGACCGCGTCCGCAATTCGCTACCCGGCATGAGCCAGCCGCGTTCGTTCGGTCGCTTCGGCCCGACCTCGGGCGGACGTGGCGCTGGGCCGGTGCATCGGGCGGTGCTCAAGGGGCGCGGCTCGGTGCAGGAGGCGCTGGCGGACAACGCTGGCGCGTTCTCCCCCAAGCAAGGCGTCGAGTACGTCCAGGAAGGCGGCCCGAACGGCCCCATCCGGCGCTACAAGAAGGCCGAGAAGGACGCCGACATGAAGGCGGTGCGAGACTTCTTCGCTCCCAAGAAGAAGGCCGCGACCGACCCCACGATCGACCGCAAGAAGGCCCAGCAAATCCGCGCCGCCAAGCAAGCCGAACTGACCAAGAAGAATCGCGCCGGCTGCGAGGCCGAGAACGCCGACCTCCACGATCCGCGCGAGTTCGCCATCTCCCGCGAAGCCGCCAAGGAAGAGGCCGTGCGCCGCATCGCCGATGGGTTGAAGAAGCGGAAGCTGGCCGTGGGCGAGAACGCCTACGGCTACACCACGTCCCGTGCCTCCACCGTCTCCCAGCGCGTTCGCAAGGGCTTCCAGCGAAGGGGCAGCATGTACAAGCCGCGCTATCGCAACCGCGTTTACAACACGCTGGCCGACGTGGTGCAGCGGTTCACGGCGAACATTACCTCCACGACCAAGGCGGCGCTGACCAAGCCCGTCGCGAAACTCACTCCCGAAGAAAAGCGCCGCCGCGAAATGGCAGCCGAGGACGAGCGGACTGACAAAAAGTGGAAGCAGATCGACCTCGCGAGATCGCGTGTCGCTGCTCGCGAGAAGGCAATTGTCGAGGGCAAGAGAAAGCAGGCCAAGCGCTTGCGAAAGCCTTCCGGCACTGGCCCGACGCAAGCGGCTATCGCTTATCGCGAGCGTATCTCGAAGGGCCTGTCGTCCGGTGCCTCGACGCGCGCCAGCCAAGACGAATTGGCGCGCGAACTGGCGCTCAAGCGCGGCAAGGGCGCCAAGAAGAGCATCGACAACGCCTACGACTGCACCTCGTCGGCTGCCGCCGCCAAGCAGAAGGCCGCAGCCGCCGCCGAGAAGCAGCGCCAGAAGAACATCAAGGCCCAGCACAAACTGCGCAAGGCCGAGGCGGAGAATGCGGGCAAGACCCGCGCCCAGCTCGACGCCGAGGCCAACACCCGCCGCGCCCAGATGCAGCGGTCCTCCACCGCTCGCCTCGCCGCCATCAAGAGCGCTCCCAGCGCACCGCCCAGCGTGCCGCGCGGCAAGTTGACGGCCGAGGTTTCCACCAAGCCAGCCGCCAAGCCCGAACTGACCTCGCGCCAGAAGCGCGATGCCGACCTCGCCAGCGACCGCCAGCGCTTCGAGGCGCAGCAGCGGGCGGCGCGCGCCAAGGCGGTCAAGGAAGCGGAAGCGTCGGGCGCGACCGCCTACGGCGACCGCATCCGCAAGGCGCGCGCGGAAGGACACCCAGGACTCAAGAAGAAGCAGCCGCCTGTTGCGGTACCAGGATCGCGCTGATCACCA